CGCTAATTAAAATTGTGACCCCTTGAAAACCTCAGCTACGCCGAGGAAAAATTCCGGTATATCACAATAGATACGGCGTAGCCAATTAAGACTCATCTTAGAGTCCACCCGTGCGGCCACAGCACGGTGCAGTTTTATAGTTACTGTAAAACTAATGATAACCTCATCACTGGGGTGTTTAACGTCTACCACGACGTCAGGCGCTCTCTAAGGTGGAGGCTGGGGCGGAACAGCCGAGTAATAAATACGCGGCATGCCACTCCAAAAATAAACCTGAAAATCTTCACCAGCAGCTACATGCATATCAATTTGCTGCTCCCTAGAAGTGTTCCCTTCATAAGAAACACGGTAAAGATTTTGAAATGTTCCAGCTTGAGACTGAATCGCATTTGCATTAGTCTGACGAGCTAACTTGCCTGGAACAAATCTGAACTGAGTTTGATAAGGAACTTCAAACTCAACGTTTGGGTTAATGAGATCAGATGCAAACACCGTCCCCCGAGCGCCTGTTGGCACACGGTCTGAAAACCCAGGAATAATAGATTGCGACACCAACCACGGTGGCGACAAAGCCATAGCACTATTGAAAGTGATATACGAAGGATTAGACTGAGCAAGAGGATCCAACCTCTCAACATAAACGCGAAATCCGTTGTTGTCACAACAACTCCCATACTCGGTATCTCCAGCCGTAGCTTTATTAATCAGATATTTATATCTAATTGAACCACGATAACCTGCGAAGCAGGTGGTAACCCAATGCAACAATACAGTATTGGCGAAGTTGTACCCTACGGGTCCAGCATCAACATAATCTGATGGACTGCCCTGGCGGAAAAAAGGATACATCAATCTCTGTCTAACAATTTTGCGAAATCCAGTAGTCCCCAAGGAATTGTTGACCTCGCGCCGCCACAAGTTGTATCTCTTCAACAACGGACGAAAAGATACAATAGATTCACCGGCAAAAACCATATTCAACTCCGATGAATATTGCAAATCTGCTCCCATATGGTCAGATTCAGCTTGTTGAGGAGCGGAGGGTTCCGAAGTGTTTTGTGACTCCGGTACCATTTCCGTACCTGATTGCGGTTGAAAGAAGGTAAATTTCTGAAAATTGTCCTCAGGAACAAAAACTTCAAAATCATCCCCCGCTGAAACAAACACATTGATTGAAATATCATTGTCGATTGTGCTGTTGGGCACGGTCAACTCGTTCAAAACACGCACGGAAATCACTCCATTGCAAAGTCCATTCAATGTGCCATTATAGTCAGTGGTGGAATAACCTTCCGTAGCCGAATCCACTCCAGGATCCAAATGTCTCAGCAAAGAAAAAGGCTGAGAATTGGTCACCTCAATCGTAAAATCTTGGGTCTCGGCAATATCAATAATCTCCATATAGTTAATATTGTACTCACCAATAGTGGATCCATCCACATACCCAGGATCAAATCTTATCTCCAAGCGGCCCTTGTGAAAAGTAGAACAAACCACCTGAAAACGGAATTTCATAGATCCGTTCCAATATCTAAAAGGTAATGCTGCGATAGCGCACGGAGGTAAAACAATGGCACCATTGGCATCTTCTTGCCACAAGCACGGATTTACCCGAGCATTCCACAACAAAGTTGTGGGCCCGTCAGCCACGGGCCATGTAAATTGAGTCAAATATGCTTCTCTTTTGGCAATGTCCCTAATAATCAAGGGATCATGAGCGCCAACTCCTGAAACACGAGGATCAATCGTAAGCTCCTGCTTGTCGTCTACAGTCAACTTCAAAGCAGTATCTGGCGTAGTCGTCGTTGCCAACTGTGAAATTGGTGTCGGACGAAATGGCTCAGGATTTTGGGTATTAGTGGGGCGACTATATCCCATAATCTTGGCAGCACTGGCAATAGCACCGGCAACCTTAGAAGTTGCCATAGCATAAGGTGCAACTGGAGCATAACCAGCTGCTATGCCAGCATATTTTGCAACCGTGGTTGCAGGACCAGAGACCATCCCTTTAGTATTGGCCTCATCAACTTCTTCTCCTGCTTGAGGAGCAAGGGTGTTGGAATCAACTGACGTCGGGATGGCCATCTCAACATCCTCCGCCCAAATAAAAAATGAAATGGTAACCTTATCATCAGCACCATTTGCATGTTTGAGCGGATTGAGAGTCCTAAACAAGATTTTACCAGCATCAGGCAATCCTAAATCACCACCCCAATTCGAGCGAGTGATATCAAAATAATTCTCATGCCAAAAGAAAGGAATCAACATCTCCCCGCCTGTGGAAGTAGTGGGATCAATAAAAATATGAGGCAATTGCGAAGTCTGCGTCAAATCGATAGGATCAAGAGATGTATGGGTAGATAACTGGTCATAACCCGACATTGGCCAATAAGCCACTATGGCACGACCATACTGAAATCCATTACCATTCACAACGACTTTCATACGTAAATTACATCTCAACAACTTAAAATTTGCCAAACGATTCTGAACCCTTTTATTCGTCAAAAACTGACGCCACGGGTTGAATTCGGCGTTTAAAATGCCATTCGTATTCCATTGGGCTTCAAAAGCCTTAACTGGACGAGCGAAAAATTCGGACAATGGAACATCATCTTTATCTTGCAACTTCCTGGTAGGATCCACAAAAGTCTCAATGTCATTTGTATGACCAGAAAACTGATCTCGAAAACGCATCGTTTGATGCTTAATATCATCAGGCGACGAATTGATGTTGGTATCAGCTGTAATTCCTGAATGTGCTTTAAAAATAGGGACAAAATCACAATATTCATCCTCAAGTTCAGCAACAGGAAAATCTTGAAGTGGCATGTCCAATAATTGTTTCTCATAAAGGGCAAAATTCCT